CATTGCGATGGGATGTTAATGTCTTGTCTGATTGCATTTCCCCATTATGAATGGAGTTATGCTAGAACAGATAAGATTATGAAGGTAATGATAAGTAATTGCCTTCAAAATGAGACTGGTTATATGACCAGGCTCAAAACTATCAAGAAGGAGATCAGGAAGGCAGCCTTTACACAAGGCAAGCCTCCCCTTGCTCCCCCTGATATGCACTTCCTAAATTGGTTTAGGAAGTTATATGATGTCAACACTAAAGTTGGCCTCCAATCGATCTGTGTTATGACACAGACGAGAAACACTGGATCACCTAATAGTGATCTAGTATCACGGTCTCTAGAAAAATTCGTAGAGACTGTTACCACTGAGGTTGAAAAACCTCAGTTTGACCTCAAGGAATGGCTCCCTGAGGCTTTTAAAGATGTCAGTGAACCTGATATCCATATGTCTCATGCGAATACGCATGAAACAATAAATACATCCGCATGCAGAGAAATGCGTGTGGACGAAGGTGGCAAAGCGGAGGCATTAAAACTCCTCTTAAAGCTTGGCCCAACACCTCGTATTGATTTACATACGGGGAGAAACACTGGTGATTTAATCACCAGTGATGACGTTGGTGAATATTATTTTCACCAATCATTACTCTCCTATCGCGAAGATAGAGAGGGATTCTATGACGTTAGTGTTAACGTCATATTAGAGCCAGGCTATAAAGCCAGGACTGTAACTTCGTCTCCGTTGTTACACTCCGGGTTACTACAGCCGCTCTCTCACTTCCTACTTAAAATAGTAGGTTGCGTACCCTCCTGTAAATCAGGAGTGACTTCAAGTTCCCAGGGATGGGAATTTGTTAAAACACTGGATCCTTATGATCCCACCTTAAACTGGTTGTTCCGTGATGACGGAACTCCAAATTTTGGTGTGAGCACGGATCTGGTGACAAGTACGGATTTTATGAATCCGTACAATACTCGCACAGTGATTTCATTCTTGTGCGATAAATACGGTGTACCAAAATGGTATGCCGACGCGTGTAGCGATGCGCTTACACGCTCTCGAAACTGCTTTTATGGAGGAAAGCTCATTGCAGCCACTAAGCGTGGTTGCTTAATGGGCGATCCCGTAACAAAAGTAGTTCTCACATGCGTTCAACTCGCATGCGCTGTTATGGTCGAATACGTCCATAAAACTTTCGTCTACAGTATTGTAGGCGATGATTTCGTCGGGGTTTATAAGAATCCCCGATGTGGCGCTGCTTTCATTAATAATTTATTGGAAGCAGGCATGAAAGTATCCGATGAGGATACTTACATATCGCAATATGCGGTATGGTATGCGGAAGAAGCTATGCTTATTCCGGATAGCCGCCATGATTCATGGCCGCTAGTTAAACGGAGTCGAAATTGGGGTCGTCTACCTTATATAGACTTCCCCAAAATTAGGCTCTGCCTCGATGTGCAAAAGCACATCGGGGGATCAGGAACGTTTTCCGAAACGTTCCAAGGCCGTATCCATCAGATGGGTAAGGCAATGGCATATATGAAACCACATATGCCTCAAGTAAGCTTGCATTTAGCAAGCTTCTTTCAAGATGTATCACTACATCTATGGAACTGGCACGGGTTTGTATACGCGCCAGCTCAAATCACAGGTGTGGGAAAACCACCCCTGTTTTACTCATCCAGAGCCTGGGTATCATGGATGAGACAACATCATCGCGGAAAGTTTATTCCACGATATGCTAACTTAGTGTATATCTGTAAAGAAGCACTAAGAGAAAAGGGACCCATTTATGATGGGGACCTAACGCTAGGAGTTGCGATAAACTTCTGGCATAAATCAAGGGAACACCCTTGGGTATATCAGTTAGATAAAATGAAGCTAACTGATGATATCGAGCAAAACTTTATTGCTCGACTGCCCAAATATACAGATATTTGGGATGGTATATTGTCTCGATTGAAACAATATGTAATTTCCGAAGCAGAAATCTTCGGAAAGCTACTGGCAAATGATTTTGTCAGATCACTGTTCGATGAAGAGCAGTTATATCAATCGAAAGAATTTTCGATTGACGATATACAAGCATTAGATGCTAGTATTTCGGGTCGAATCATGAGACTCGACCTGCATAAAATTTGCCAAAAATGGCAAATTGATCATTTTGCATTGAAAAATGCAAAACGTCATAGGTTCTTTTTAAGGGAACCTGTGGAATTGGTGATCGGTAATGATCATCCATTAAAGGTGGATCTCCAATTAAGGGATCCATCCATTCGCGCTGGATATTATATCCCGCGCAAACGTCCTATATCAAAAAAGATAGAGGATCGTGAGTCATTCAGATTATTTGAATGGCTAGTGGACGCCCAAGAAGCAGTCGAGGCACAACGGGAGATTCCTCCCGTACCCCGAGACTTGCTAGAGGACGACCCTATACTTCTGCGTGAATCGCAG